GTGCTTTCATCAGGAAAATATTAATGGCACACATCGTAGCAAATTTACCACCAGTAAAATGTTTTGTTCGCAAAGAATTCTTATATGATTTCAAGAAAGGATTTGGTGAATTGGTTCCTTGCTGGTGGGTATCAATCAAATCATTAAGAGGCCAAGCATTTAGAATTGAAGCCTATCTTAATGAGTATGGTGCATTGTACGATAAATTACCACTCCATGCATTTTGTTGGAAAGAAGTTGAAGATGAAATGCCTTTAGATTATTTACAATTGTGGGACTGTTTGTCATATGACATTACGGTAATTAAAAAAGCACAATTACAATCTATGAAATGTAAGTTTAAAACGAAGGCTGGTGATTGGAGGTACGGTGAGTATATGTTTACAGTTGATTCAGCTCATCCTGATTTCAATGTATTAGACACAGGATTTTCAGAAGATGTTGAGGATCATAAGTCATATAATTTCCTTAAATGTGATAATGGCCAGTACGCAGCACAACCAAACAATAGAATGATAGTTTTAGAACCAAGTAGTAACCCTAAACAATTAAAGATGCCAGATTTTCATGTAGCAACGAAACGATGGTCTGTAGAGACTGATGCTAAATGGGCACTAGGAGATACAAACACCGTAATGTATGAGAACAGAAATGATTAAGAAAACAGATTACAAATTAACAGACACAAGAGATAGTTTTAAACCATTTAATTATCCATGGGCATACGATGCATGGTTAAAACACGAACAGAGCCATTGGTTGCATACTGAAGTGCCAATGCTTGAAGATGTTAAAGATTGGAAGAAGAAACTAACCGATAGTGAGAAACAATTCCTGACACATATCTTCCGTTTCTTTACTCAAGGTGATATTGATGTGGCAGGTGGTTATGTAAAGAACTATCTACCATATTTCCCACAACCAGAGGTTCGTATGATGCTCTTGGGTTTTGCGGCTCGTGAGGCATTACATATTGCTGCATACTCACACCTGATTGAAACATTAGGTCTGCCTGATACAACCTATAATGATTTTATGGAATATCAGGAGATGAGAGATAAACATGATTATGTCTTGAACATTTCAAATGAGAATGGTACAAAAGAGAATACGGCTCGACATATTGCGGTGTTCTCAGCATTTACAGAGGGTATGCAGTTGTTTAGTTCCTTTGTTATGTTGCTAAATTTCCCACGGCATGGTAAGATGAAAGGTATGGGTCAGATTGTTACATGGTCTATTGTTGATGAGACCATGCACTCTGAGAATATGATGAAGTTATTTAAAACTTATATCAATGAGAACACCGAGATTTGGAATGATGAACTCAAATCAAGTATCTACACCATTGCAGAGAAAATGGTTGAACTTGAAGATAGGTTCATTGACCTAGCCTTTGGTGTGAATCAGATGGAAGGCCTGACTGCTGATGAGCTTAAAAAGTATATTAGATATATAGCTGATAGACGATTGATTGGCCTAGGCATGAAAGGCATATTCAAGGTCAAGCGTAACCCTCTACCATGGGTAGAAACAATGATTAATGCTCCGACTCATACTAATTTCTTTGAGAACCGTGCTACCGACTATGCGAAGGGTGCATTGAGTGGTACATGGGACAATGTATGGGGTAGTGCTCACAAGGACTAAAATGAAAAAACTATTAGTAATTTTGTTGTTGATGCCTGTATTGGCATTGGCACAAAAACAACCAGCATCAGTAACATATGAATTTCCATTGACCCGTGTGGTTGATGGTGATACTGTAGAATTTCAAGCTACATTTTTACCTGCACCTTTGAAACCTGTTCTATCTGTCCGTGTCTATGGTGTTGATACACCAGAGAAAGGGTTTAGAGCTCAATGTCCTTCTGAAGCAGCAAGAGGTGAAGCTGCAAGCGAATTCACCAAGAAAGTAATCAACGCAAGTAAACAAAGATTGGTTACTATCATGTCATGGGACAAGTATGGTGGCCGTGTGCTGGGTGATATTATATTGGATGGCCAATCACTTAGAGCGTTACTAATTCAAAATGGTTATGCTCGTGAATACTATGGTGAAGCTAAACAATCATGGTGTAACTAATATGATAACAATAGAACAATCAGCAAAAGACAAAATAAATGATTTATATATTGATGAAAATGATTCAACCATCAGAGGAATGAGAATATTCGTGCAAGGTGGTGGTTGTTCAGGCTTTCAATATGGATTTACATGGGATAATAAAGAAAATGATGATGATTTTAGTTTCGTAAGTAGTGACAAGTTGGGTGTTTTAGTTGATGCTATTTCAATGCAATATTTAACTGGTGCCATACTCAAATTCAAACAAGAATTGGGTGGGTCTAATTTTGTGATTGAAAATCCGAACTCAACCAGTAAATGTGGTTGTGGTTCATCATTTGCAGTATAATAAGGAGATATAAATGTTAGAAATTTTACTTTGGGTCGCCGTAGGCGCTTTCGTTGGTTGGAATTTCCCACAACCGTTTTGGGCTGTAGCCGCACAGGCAAAACTCAAATCATATTTTGGTAAATAATATGAGAAATACAGACGAAGGTTGTCCAGTTTGCGGTGGAAAACACCCTAAAAATTAATGGCATATTCTCAAAAAGTATTGGATCATTATGAAAACCCACGAAATGTGGGTTCATTTGCTAAGGGTGATTTGAACATTGGCACCGGCATGGTTGGTGCACCGGCCTGTGGTGATGTGATGAAATTACAAATTAAGGTTGATCCGATTACAGGACTAATTCAAGATGCAAAGTTTAAAACCTATGGGTGTGGTTCTGCTATTGCATCAAGCTCATTGGTTACTGAATGGGTCAAAGGTAAAACTCTTGATGAAGCCGGTACAATTAAAAATACTGAAATAGCTCATGAGTTGGCACTACCACCCGTAAAAATACATTGTTCAATATTGGCTGAAGATGCTATCAAGGCAGCAATAGCAAATTACAGAACAATTAATATGGAAAATAAATGAAAGTAGTGAAACACCATTGTTCTAATTGTGATTCTAAATTTACCATTAATTATGATGAATTGGAGTGTGAAGATGAACCTAAATTTTGTCCATTCTGTGCAGAATATATACTGGAAGAAGAACTGGAACAAGATGAGGATTATTGATTGACTTGGTTTTATCATAATACAGCAGAAGAATTCAAAGAAGAACACATAGCCGATAATGTGGGTTATGTTTACTTAATATCACATAATCAAACAGGTAAAAAGTATATTGGTAAAAAACTATTTACCAAGGCTGGTTATCGTCAAATCAAAGGTAAAAAGAAAAAGATACGAAAGGCCAGTGATTGGCTAAATTACTGGGGAAGTAATGAGGAATTACAGAAAGAAGTTATAAAAAATGGGGAGGATCAATATACAAGAGAGATATTATATTTGTGTAAAACTAGATCAGCTTGCAATTATTGGGAAACCTGGGAAATATTCAATCGTCATGCTTTATTAAGTGATCATTATTGGAATTCTTGGGTTACCTGTAAAATCCACAAAACTCATGTATTAGGAAAAATCAATGGCTCGCAAACAAGCAACCAACTTAGCTCATGAAAATGTTGTAGAACTTAAACAACCAGCACCAAAACCATCCAATCATTTAAGGTTAAGAATAGATGACCTTAAAACATTTGACCCTCTCACACAAAACCAAAAATTATTCTTTGATGCCTACAAAAGAGGTGATTACTTTGTAGCGTTACATGGTGTGGCTGGTACTGGTAAAACCTTCTGTGCATTATATAAAGCCATTGAAGAGGTAATGGACAAGTCTAACCCATTCAATAAAATCATTGTTGTTCGCTCAGCTGTACAATCAAGAGATATGGGATATTTACCTGGTGATGTAAATGAAAAGATGGAGATTTATCAGCAACCCTATGTACAGATATGTGATACTCTATTTGGTCGCAAGGACGCATGGGATCGTCTTGAGGAACAAGGGTATATTCAATTCATATCCACATCATTTATTCGTGGAATGTCGTTTGATGATGCCATCATTATTGTTGATGAGATGCAGAACTTGACATTTGAAGAGATAGATACCGTTATGACCAGGGTTGGTTACAGATCTAAGATATTGTGGTGTGGTGACTACCGTCAGACAGACTTAAATAAGAAGAGAAACGATATGAGCGGTATCTTAAAGTTTTTTGATATTGCTTATCATAT